CGAATTTTATCAGCACTTTTTACTTTAATGTCTGAACTAATAGACATTTTAATATAGTCAACGTAGTATTTTTTTATAAAACCTTCTATTATAACACGAAAATATTTATTATATAAATAATCTTCCATTTTCTCATTGTGTTCAATTTTTAAAAAGGAAATTAGTGATTTTTGTTCGTTTGTTTTAATATTAACATCGCTAAATCCTGCGATAATTAATTTTAATATTTTTTGTTCTGTTTGTGAAACAGGAACCTCAATTGAGTCCCATTCAGATTTATTAAGCTTTCGTTGGGTTAAATCCATTGTTATTTTATTTAATATGATAATCTTTATATGTATATTTACATTTCAATTTTATTTATTAAAAAAATTGATTTGTAAATAATATAAAAATAAAAATATATTTAATAATATCAAATAAAGAATGTCTAATTTTCAAAGTGTAAAAATTATTTCTATTGATGGAAATATTGGTTCTGGTAAATCAACTCTTATGGAAGAATTAAAAACCTATTTTAGCAATAATAAAAATGTTGTATTTTTAAAAGAACCCGTTGATGAATGGGAAACTATTACAGATGAAAATGGTGTTACAATTTTAGAAAAATTTTATGAAAATCCATCAAAATATGGGTTTTCGTTTCAAATAATGGCATATATTTCAAGACTTGATGTTATGAGAAACGCAATAAAAAAAAATTCAAATTCTATTTTTATATCAGAACGTAGTTTATTTACAGATAAATTAGTATTTGCGAAAATGTTATTTGATTCTGGTAATATCGAATTAGTTAATTATAAAATTTATTTAAAATGGTTTGACACATTTGCGGAAGATTTTCCAGTTAGTAAAGTTATATATGTAAATACAGACCCAGAAATTTGTCATCAACGTATTGGAAAACGCTCTAGAACTGGAGAGAGTAATATACCTTTAGAGTACTTACAAAATTGTCATAAATATCACACTAATATGTTAGATGTTAGTTTAGTGGATTGTGTTTGTAAAGAACAATTAGTATTAAATGGTAATATTGACATATATGAAAATAAAGAACAACTAAGTGAATGGATTGAAAAAATAAATACATTTATTCATAATTAAATTAAAATAATTAAAATAATTTAATAATACATAATGGATGAACCAAATAATAATACAATAATTTTTACAATATCAAGAATGAATCCTCCAACACCAGGACATTTATTATTAATACAAAAATTAATTGAAGAAGCTATACGACAAAATGTACGAAAAGTTTTTGTTATATTATCAAAAACTAATGATAATAATGAAAATCCAATAGATTGCCAAGAAAAAATAAATATATTAGGTGAAAATATTGCCCCGATGAATAATATGGTAATTGGATTAAAAAATAAAATGAAAACAGAATTAGAAAGACAAGAATTAGATAATGAAAATATCAGAAATAAAATAGATAGGACAGAAGTTTTTTTTATTTGCGTTAGTCCAACCCAAGTAAGTCCTATTTTTCCATTATTTGATATTGTAAGAGACCATTCTGATATACCAAATTTAAATTTATTTATGATTGTTGGAGATGATAGAGCAGATTTTTTAGATACTATTGCTGATAGTTTTTTATTTAAAAATGAAAATATTAATTCTGTTGGTGGACAAATCTTAGCAAGGGAAGATATGGATGCGTTTAAAAGATTATCTCCTGAGGAACTATCTGAAATTGATATTTCTGAAGTACCTATTTCTGCTTTTTCCGCTTCTTTTGTAAGAAAACTTGTAAAACTAGGAATGAAAGATAAGTTTGACGATATATATAAGCCTTATTTAACACAAGATAAAATAGATCATTTATATGAAATAATATCTGAAGGATTGACAAAACCTGACCCAAAAGTAAAAAGCACAAAAGCAAAACCACCAAAATATTCTTATCCAATTATTAGAGGAGACGAACAATTTAATGAAATAATGAGAAATATTCGTGAAAAGGCTGAAAAAAAAGCAACAAAAACAAAAAAAGGTGGAAGAAGAAAAAGAAAATCACATAAAAAATATACAAGAAAAAATAAATATAAAAAGTCAAGAAAAAATAAATATAAAAAGTCAAGAAAAAATAAATATAAAAAATAAATATAAAAATCAAGAAAAAATAAAAAATCACGAAAATATAAATAATATTAAATACAATTTAATTCTTTTTTGGGATTTTTATGTTGAATTTTAACCGTTTTATCACTTATTAAAGGATTTAAATTTTCATTATCTAATTCTGTACTATTTTTTATTAGTTTTTCAAACATTTTTTTATTAATATAAATATCTTGATGCTTATAATCAACTTGAAAAAATGTTTTTTTTATTTTGTCTATTTTTGAACTAATAAATCCTTGTTTTTTCATTTTTGCTTCATTTAAATTAAAAAAAACTGATCTAATTTTTTTATTATTTCCACCTATAATAATTCTACAAATGGTATCATTATTTGAGTCACGTTTAATTTCTTTATTCAAATCAGTTACGTTATTTGCTGCTCCCTTATATGATATACCTAAATACATACCGTGATATTTTATATTTATTTTTCTTTTTTTAGTTTTATTTTTTAAATTACATAAAACTTTTCTGCTTTTTTTAATATTATTACATGTAATTGCTACAAAATTTAATGACTCATCATAATCATCCGGAAAATAATATGAATTTTCAAATTTTTTACTGGTAATAGGTAATTTAGCAAAAGGGTCTCCATTTGTAATATATCTTTTAAATAATATAATTTTATTGTGTATTAGTTCATTAAATTTTTCAATTAATATACCATTCATTACACGTGGACTTCCAAAAGTAACGCACGCAATTTTCAAATCTGGTTTATGTTTAACCCATAAATATGAAAAAATACTTGCTGCTCCTCCGCCTAATGAATGGCCCGTTGTAACTATTTTAAGTTGTTGTGTTTTTAAAAAGTGAGTAGATAAATAATTTATAGATTCTTCAATTGTATAAAAAATTTCTGAAATTATTTTAAAAACTCCAAGTAAATAACCATCATCAGAATCAGGACAAATGTTTTTTGGACTAATAGAGCTAAGCTTTAAATAAGATAACCCACTTTTTACTGAATATGTTCCACGAAAACAAACAAAAATAGTATTCATTAATTTATTAGCAACAATGTATACACTAGAATAATTTGATGTTGAAATAGAAATATACTGAATGTTTTCGGAAGATAACACATTTGGTTTATTATTATAATTAATTTCATTAATTTTTTCATTAATTTTTACCATATTTTTTATTTTTAAATCAAAAATATTAGTAATATTTACATCCTTTAAATTTATAATTTGTTTAGTTAACTCAGATATAGTAAATATTTGTAAACATTTATTTAAAAATTGTGTATCATCAAAATAAGATAATCTTGACATTATACAAGATATAAAACTAATTAATGGTATATCCATATAATTATAAAATAATATAAATAATATAAAAATAAATTTATTATTTATATTAATGTCTGAAAATCAATCTAATATATCAAACAAAAACATTAATATTATTGTAATCTGTCCGCATTGCGATGACCTAATTTTAATAGAACAATTAAATTGTATGATTTTTCGTCATGGTATTTTAAAATCCAATAATACTCAAATTAATCCACACGCAAGCAAAGAAGAATGTGATTATTATACAAATAATGATTTAATATATGGTTGCGGAAAACCATTTAGAATACTTGAAAATGAAAAAAACGAATTTAGCGCGGTAATTTGTGAATATATTTAATTTTTTTACTTTTAATCATTTGAAAAACATTATATTAAAGATATGATAATGTAGTATATATAGTATATATAGTATGTTTGATTGTATTATAAAATTTTTTACTCAAAAACAAGACAAAACCGTATTTAGTCAACAATATATAAATGGATATAATAAATTATGGATTAATAGTTTACGTAATTATCGTCCTTAGAATATATTTAAATTATAATTTTAAAGAGATAAATCAATTATCACTGGATAATGATCTGAATCATATTTTCCACAATATTCATCATATTCGTGATATATAAATGCGTTTACAATATTATTTTGTATTCCATCCGTTACTAAAATATGGTCTATCATTGAATAATCTTTACTAGAAGCAGTATTACAATTGCTATCTGAGTCATACCAATCACTAAATCTTTCATTTTGTACAATTGTTTCAGCTATGCTATGAAGCGCATATTTGCCGGAATATTCACCATAATTTCCTTTTAAAATATCAAGAACTTGTGATGTAGGAATATTATTATTTACATCTAATACTTTACCATCAAAATCATTAAAATCTCCCATCATAATGATTTCATAATCACGAGTTATATAGTCAAAAATAACAGATTGTAAAACCATTGCTTGAGCTTCTCTCTGGACGCATCTAGAAGGGTCTGTAGGATAAGCAATTAAATGTGCGGTTATTAAGGCAACATTCATTCTATTAAATACAAATTCAGTAATATAATGTTTGCTAACACCACTTGAGCTTGGAGTACCAGTGTATCCACACTTTGAGCCATAAATTGGATAATCATATCTTAATTCAGTTCTATAAAGGCTAACTATAGGATCAACTCTTGTTAGCATTCCAACATTTTGTCCGGTAGAGCTATCAGTGCCTTTTTTTAGGTAAGATTTATAACTGCCATCTAACTTCGTTGCTAGTATATTAAGTTCATCACAGCCTTCAACCTCACAAAAGTTAATAATATCTGGTTGAATTGTATTAACAACTTTTGAAACATATGACATATGAGTATCGGCGTCGGATGAATTTTTCCAAGGACAACCACTGCCTGGACAGTTTGAAGAACTACAATAATCAATAAATAACCATTCAACATTATATTGTGCGATTCGTAATTTATGTTTATCTTTACGTCTATCTTCAATAGTTGTTACTACTGGACACTCAGTATCAGCAAAAATATTGCCTACAAATAATGAAAGTAATAAAAAGGTGCTTAACATACTTTTCTATATATTTTAAAAAGATTTAATATATATAGAAAAAATTGATTATAAATAAATGTATATTAATATTATTAATAATAAAAATAATGAAGACTTTTAGTACTAAAATAATGTTTCCAAAAATAAAACTAATGACAGATGACAAATCCGCAAAAATATTTCCTGAAATTGAATACAAACTACAGTTTGACGGTTGTAGCAAATCAAATCCAGGTATAGCTGGCGCTGGCGCGGTTATTTATAAATTTAACGAAGAAATTTCTTCTAAAATTAAATTTGTTGGAAATAATGAAACTAATAATGTTGCTGAATACACAGGATTAATCATAGGGCTTTTAGAGGCAATTAATCTAAATATTAAAGTACTTGTAGTTGAAGGAGATAGTATGCTTGTGATTAAACAGATGAAAGGTGAATATAAGGTTAAGTCAGCAAACCTAATTTATTTATATAATAAAGCAAAGATTTTAGAAAAAGAGTTTGATATTTTAACATTCAAACATATTTATAGAGAGAATAATAAACGTGCTGATGAATTATCTAATTTAGCAATAAGTAAAGATCATTTACATAAAGATATGTATTATGATAAAGATGATGAAGATGAACCGGATGAATATTTTACAGAAGAAAAATAATATTTATTTATAGTAAATGAAATCTTCAAAATTTATTTATGGTAGTATAGGATTTGTTGGATTAAGTATAATGTCATATTTTTTATATAAAAAATTTGGTGAAGATGAAGATGAAAGAGATTTAAATAATAATATTAATGATATGCAAAAAACATATGGATATACACCTAAACCAATACCTAACGGAGGAGGTAAATCTAGAAAGAGAAAAAACAAATCTAAAAACAAATCTAAATCTAAAAAATAAATCTAAAAAATAAATCTAAAAAATAAATATAATAATATAATATAATAACATAATATAATAACAATGAAAACTCAAGACGCAATTGTTCTTCCCGCAATAATATTATTTTTTGGTGGATTAGGTTGGTATTTTCGATATGAACTTATGGGTGAAGACCCACCTCCACCAAATTATGAAGATGAACTTAAAGGTGGTAAAAAAACTAGACGCCGAAGATATAAAAAAAATAAAAGTATTAAAAGAAAATATTAGAAAAAAATAATATTAATATTAATATTCTAAAAGAGAAATATTAAGTATTTTATTAGGTTTGTATTTTAATAAATCAAGTTCTTTTTTTGTTGTTGGAAATTCTTGTGTTCCATAAATGTCTTGAAGTATTAACCACTCAAATAAACCTCCAGAATAAATATATACATTATAAAATCCTAATGAAGTAAGTTGGATACACTTATTATGTATTTTTTCATCATTACAATTTCTACCATAAATAATAATTCTTATATTTTTTAATCCATTTTTTAAATACTTATTAATAATTATCTCTTCTTGACTTGCGCTTACTGTGTTTGGTAATAAACACAGCTGTTCTGTATCAGGTAAAGTATTTATTAATAAATGTGATTCTGGATTTTTTAAAACATATTGTACGTCTTCAAAATTAATTTTTTGGATTGATTGAGAATTACCCATTATTTTATGTGTTAAAATATTTTTAAATATTAAACTTTTTAATATTTAAAATAATTATTTATTTATTTATAGTGTGTTGAGTCTTTATCAAATATCCAATGATATTTATTTACGTGAACATCTGTTAATATTCGTGAACGTAATCCAGGCGCACTAAGATTACAATCTTTTGCCGCATCAGCTATAGTTTTAAAATATGTTTTTTCTCCATTACAACAACATACCTTTACAACAGGTTGTTCTGAATATTGATCTTCTTTTGAAATAAATTTATATTATTAATAAATTTTTCTTATCATCAAATATCCATATTTCATAATTAAAATTTAATTTACGAACACAATGAGCTTTTAATATATTAGTTAATAGTTTAGTTTTATATGTATAGGTGCTTTTAACTTCAATAATTAAATTATCTTTTGGAATATAAAAATCTGGAAAATATACATGATTTTTATTATGTTGTTCATATTTTAATTTTGGCATATCGGTTCTTTTATTCAAAATTTCATGTTCAGTATATAATTTTATTAATATATCTAATGCGAAGTTTTCATAACCTTGAATATTTAATATTTTACCAGAAGGTAACGTATATATTTTATTTGATTTTGAATAACGTTTTTCAAAAAAATACGGACTTTGATTAATATATTCAACACCATATTTTTCTAAATTAGTTATTTTCATTTTATTTTTAAAATATTCATTTTGTGCTGGATTTTCAACCCCATATTTTGTTAAATTAGTTATTTTCATTTTATTTTTAATATCCTCATTTTTTGATGGATATTCAAAATCATATTTTGCTAAATTAGTTATTTTCATTTTATTTTTAATATCCTCATTTTGAAAAGGGTTTTCAACACCGTATTTTGCTAAATTAGTTAATTTCATTTTATTTTTAACATCTTCGTTTTGTGATTGATGTTCAACCCCATATTTTTTTATGTTAGTAGATGTGCTTTTTATTTTTCCATTACGTACTGAACATTCATTACAAAAATTTTTA